TGTTTCTCTATCCGGCTTGCCTAAAGAGCGCAAACCTTGTTTACATACGTCCACCCCTGAACACAAAGTGTTGTCGCGTACCACTCAGAACTCTGGGAGGTTGAAGGGTAGTATAAAGACCAAAGTCCCAACGGGACGGTCTTCAGAGGCTACCAATTCCCTTCGTAAAAAGCGAACCACATCAACTGTCATGAAAATGGATCTAACCACTCCATTAACCTTTGTGCGATCAGGGCTAGCAGTTCTTCCTTCGCGAAGAACAGCGAACGTATTAGACGGGTATCTGTCGATTAAGACAGGCCGCCCCACAACTGTAACTGAGGATCTCATGATACTCGTGTCAATGAATTCCAAACTGGTTGAGAAGAATTGGAGTCAGATCAGGACCGCGTTTGAATTGGCCTACGGCCACATTCAAACGAAACTATTCCGCCCACGCAATCGAACAGCAGTTCAAAGCATGGCGTTCTGGGTCGCTGAAATGCTCACAAAAGGACTGCGGTCAGCAGCATCCGTCTTCTCTTCCGCTTGTAGGTCAAGTGCAATAGAAAATGCCTCAAGAGCGCATCTTTCTAAAGCCTCCTCTACGAAGAGGCGCTTTATTGCAAGTACACTTGCCAGGTCATTGACAGGGATCTTGAGAACTGAGGAAGATCTCGCAGTTGAACTTTCCGAAGCCGCTGAAAGACTCACCGAACCTCACGCCGCACTTCCCTCCCAAACGTTGGACGAACTTAGAAGATTCATACATCGAATCTACAAGCGCAAATGTCGTCCTTCGGTTGTCCCGCAGCCTACGAGTAACGCCTGTTACGAACAATCTTCGAGGAAGGGAGGGGCTATATACTCACTCAGGAGTGAGCCCTTCGATGCCCTTCACCTACAAAGAGCGTTCTTCGAGGAGGAACGTCGAATTACGACTGAAGGAGCAGAGAGGGCGCGTATAGTAACTAAACGAGCTGATTGGGCAGATGATATGGAAGAAAACCAAAGTACGGATACTAAGGTTATAAGGGAAGTGGGTATTGGAATCCCAGAACCCTACGATGAGAAGTTCAATCAGATACTTCTCTCCGACTCCCTACTCATCTCCCAGCTCGAAGACCTACGCGAGAGGTATGGTAAGTTAGCGAAGACCCATCTTGCCGGCAAATTCCAACGGGCTCTAATGAACCGACATAATGACGAATCAAGATGTCGCCTGATGCCTATTGTCACTCCTGACGGCAAGATAAGAGTTGCGACCCTCAATGAAGCGGATGTAATTTGGGTGGCGCGTGCGATGACCTCGGTCATCATGCCTCACACCAAACGACTCCCCTATACTCGTAATATCCTGTTTAACGAACCAGTGCATTTACGAGGCAAAGAAGGAAGCAAACTTTATTCGGTCGACTTCGCAAAATCAACTGATCCTATTTCTGTAGATTTGTCCAAGTTCGTATTGGAGGAGATCGGAAAAGCGATCGGAGCACCATTCTGGTGGTCTGATGCTATCGAAACGGTAATCCGACCCTTCACACTAGATGGAACCGACAAGCCAGTAACCTGTGGCGCAA